AAAGCTGAAGAACTTGGTATCAGTTTCGTGGAAGACGATAAAATGATGAACGCCTCAACAGGCGCTCCCCGTGAAAAAGAAGGATCTGAAGATGACGGTAGCAATGCAACAAAAAACAGCAAAGATTAACTCAATCATGGCCCGTTTTGGGTGCCAAGATCCTGTCTTGGTTAGTTCTGAGCACATTGAAGAATTCATGGCCCATATGCAGGGCTTGGCGTCCAACGAGAATATGATGGAAGCCATGAACTCTGATTACTCGGATGACGATGATTATTGGTTTCCTGAAGACGATTACCGATCACGCTATCAACCATACAAGGTTACAGACGGCACTTTGATGATTCCGATCAAAGGTATGTTGATGCATGATTTCAATTGGCAGTTTGGTAGCTATGCTACGGGTTATGATTACATCTGGAAGTGCTATGAACGCGGTATGGATGACGCTGAGGTCAATCGCATCGGTATGATGTTTCATTCACCGGGCGGTGACGTTGCTGGGAACTTCGACCTCGTTGACAAGATGTATGCGCGGCGCAATGAGAAGCCGTTGGAGGCATTCATTTCTGAGGGTGCTTACTCTGCGGCGTATAGCATTGCATCAGTAGCCCCCAAGATCAGCATAACCCGCACGGGTGGCGCAGGATCCATCGGGGTGCTTACAATGCACATGGACCAAACCAAAATGTTGGAGATGGTCGGCCTGAAAGTCACAATGGTTAGCGCCCCTAAGAACGGTTTCAAAACTGAGACCCAACCATTCGTCGCCCTAAGCAAAGATGCTGAAGACCGCATGCAAGTTCGGGTTGAAGAACTCTATGACATGTTTGTTGGCATTGTTGCCCGTAACCGTGGTATGGACGAACAGAAAATTCGTGATACAAAGGCCCTGACCTATGGGGCCACCCAATCCGTGTCTATCGGCCTAGCTGATAACATCGCATCGTTTGAGGATGCATTGAGTGCGTTCACGGCGGATACTGAAACTGAAACTATCGTAAATGGAGACGATCTCATGGCTAACGACCCAACTAAGAAAATCACAATGACTGAGGCTGAGGTGGAAACACTGAAGTCTGAATCATACGCATCTGGTGAAGCCGCAGGTATTGCCACTGGTTCCGCCAACGGTGAAACTGCTGCAAAAACACGCATCACTGAAATCATGTCTTCCCCTGAAGGCGTTGCCCGTCCAAAGGCAGCACATGCGTTTGCAATGAAGCATTCAATGCCATCTGCTGATGCAATCGCCATGTTGGGCGACATTGCTGAAGAAGCTGCTGTTGTTCCTAAAACTGAAACACCCGCGCCAAAAACAAATGCGCAAGGTGATCAGTTTTCCGAGTTCATGAAAACAAACAATCCGGATCTCGGCGCAAATGAAGACGGTGCAAACGGCGAACAGGCTGAAGTGCTTCAAGGTGCTGAATTTGCCAAGTCATTCGGCATCGCAGGTTTCGTTTAAGAAGTCATATTGAGAAACAGTGTCGGCCATGATAAGGTGGCCCTCACATAACCCTTTTGAATAGGAGCCTGACATGGCTGACGTAAAAATTCCATATCCTGAGGCTGGTCTGGCTGCTTTTGAAGCACTTGACACATGGTCTGCGGATCTTTTGATTTCGGGTAGCTGGCCTGAATTGCAACCGGGCGTAACCTTCATTGTTACCGCAGATGAGGTTCTGACACAATTCCAAGTTGTTGGTCTCACCGCAGGTAAACTGGTCCCGGCAACAACAACCGTCACACCAATCGGCATCATGAGCCAATCTGTAACGGGTAACGCGGGTGGCACAACCACTGTTTCTGTCTTGATGTCTGGTTGCTTCAACCCTGACATGCTTGGATGGGATGCAACATTCGCCACCGATGCTCTGAAGGCAAACGCTTTCATGGGCGCTCCATCTCCAACCCAGATTCTCATCCGCTCCCGCGCATAAGATCTGCTTAAACCCTCAAGTGTAAGGAAAACTTATGAGCAATCCATATGAACTCTGGGATCAACGTAAATCTCTTGGTGTGACACGGGCTGTTAAGCCCAAGTCTCGCTACTGGATGGACTTGATGTTCCCAAATCTTCAAATCAATTCCACCGACGAATGGATTGATTTTGAAAAACTTCCTGCCCATGCGCAGAAAATGGCACCGTTTGTGCGTCCGCTTGCGTCAGGTAAGCCGATCTACGAAGACCGTTCCACTGGTTTCCGCTTCAAACCAGCTTACATCAAGCTGAAAGATGCGATTGATCCATTGGCTGTATTGGTGAAGCGCCCCGGCGTTGACTCATCCATGTTGAACGATACTGACTTGGATCCAAACCAGCGCCGCGAATTGCTACGCGCAGCGATGACGGTAACTCATGTTAACGCCATTCATCAAACGCACGAATGGATGGCCGCACGGGCGTCGATTGATGCGATGGTCACAATTGAAGGCGAAGACTACCCCGCCGTTGAATTGGATTTCCGCCGCGCTGCAAACCACACTGTCACAAAGACAACTGGTAACTTCTGGGGTGACTCAGGTGTATCCATCTTCGACGACATTCAAACGTATGCTGATCGCATGTGGGATGCTGAATTTGGTGGTTTCCCCAAGCGTATGACAATGGGTTCCAAAGTATGGGCCGCATGTCGTGCAAGTGACGAGTTTATGGCGCACATGGACAAGAACGTCCGTGGTGAAGCTGCGACAATCGTTCGTGGTATCATTGACTCCGAGGACGCCGTTAAGGTTGGTGAACTTCAGGTCGGTGGCGCATCGGGCGCAACCATTGAAATGTGGCTGTATCGCGGCACATACACTGACTATGACACTGGTACTGAAACACCAATGCTGGCACCCAACAAGGTTGTCTTCAGTGGTTCAGCTGACAAGTTCATGGGTTACCGTTGCTTTGGTGCGATCGTTGATCCGTATGCCAAGTATCAGTCCCTTGAAATCTTTGCGCGTAACTGGATGGAAACTGGCGACCCGGCTGTTGAGCACCTGCTTCACCAGTCAGCACCGCTCTTTGTTCCTGTGAATCCAAACGTCACATTGACCGCTGAAGTAGTCGCCGCGTAAGCGCTGACCAAACAATTGAACTGTCCCTTAGGGGGCAGTTTTTCACCCCAATAATTTATGAATTCGTGGAGAAGAAACGATGTCAGATAACAAGAACCTCATTGCCGTCAACAGCATTGAATACACAAACCCCGTGAACAAAAAACGTGAAGTTGCTGATTCAAGTAAGCCATTCACATGTGAACCCGACACTGCAAAATACTTGCTAAAGGTCGGCGCTGCGCGGGAAATGACTGAAGCTGAAGAAGCACTCTTCGAGAAGCATACCGCTCCGAAGAAGGCAGCAAAGACTCCGGCCAAACCAAAAGCTGATGTAAAGCCAAAAGCTGATGTAAAGCCAAAAGCTGATGTAAAGCCAAAAGCTGATGCAAAGCCAAAAACTGAAGCGCCTACTGGTGGCGAAGACAACGACAACGGTATCTAAATGAGCCGTTTCCGTGACAAAAATGCGGAATGGCCGTAAGATCCTCCATCGCAAGATGGGGGATCCTGCTGTTTACTTCCAATGGTCTGAGACTGATGGTCTTAGCGGCACTGAGCCAACCCATTGTCGTGTCCGAATTCATGAAAACTTCAATGAACTCGGTGATCAAAAAGGCACAAACTTCAGTTATGCTGAGGTTGCTGATAACAGCCCCCGTGCCATCTTCATGCTGGAAGAAGTTGACCCAAAGCGCAGGTTTTTAGTCAGAACAGCTGAACAGGTTTATGAAATTGACACGGTTGATCCCGTGGATGATATCACAGTGACCGCATACATTATCCGCTATAGTGGTTCCGTGGTGGGTATGCCTGAGCCTGAAAGCGACACCTAATGTCAGCCTCCTACGTCATCGCAATGGCGGGTATTGAGGATTTACTCAATAAGACTGATGGTCCTACGTTTGAAGCGGGTGTGATCAAGGCCGCCCGATTAGCAATCAATAAAACCGCCGACCACTCGCGCAGTTATGCCGCCGATGTAATGATGCGGAATGTGAACTTTCCATCAAGTTTTCTACGTGGAAATCAGTCAAAATTAACAGTTAGTCAAAAGGCCTCAGATGGAAATCTTGAGGCCATCATTACTGGTCGATCAACCCCAACGTCCCTCGCACGTTTCGTCTCCTCACAAGCATCTGGTGGGTTGAGAGTCAGTGTTAAGCGTGGGTCAAGTAAGTTGATCAAGAGCGCCTTCATCATGAATTTGAGATCGGGTGCCACGAGTCTGAATAACAAAGGCCTCGCCGTGAGAACTGATGGTCGA